AAATTAGACAAGTCATTACTGAGATCAAGCTTGAAGAAGCTAAAATTGCTCACAGGCAAAATTCTATTGAAGGAGCCGCTCCACAAGTTTCTGTAGCTACTTAAACAAAAGCTACATCGCTAAAATTGCACAAATACCGTAGGCTCTCTTGCACTCTATTAAAATGTGATGTATAAAAGACACACTATACAATTAATTAGAACATAGACGCGTATAGTCGACGGCCTAGAGACTATGTTCGGAAAACTAGGAGGATACAATTATGGCATCAACTACATTTTCGGGACCGATTAAAGCGGGAACGATTGCAAACACAACAGGTACAACACTTGGAAGTGATATTAAAAACACAGGTCAAGTAGTAATGACGCAAACAGTTGCACTTGATTTATCAAGTGGAGCTGTAGCAGCAGAAGTTACTAATGTGGTAATTCCTGCAAATTCACAAATCATTGATGTTGTAATCGATCAGATTACAGCAGCTAACACTACTACTAACTATAGTATTGGTGATACTGTGGGTGGAGCAGCTACTATCGTAAATACTTTTGCAAGTGGAACTACAGCTGGTAGAAAATATCCAACAACTGAAGCAGGCGGAGCTTTAGCTTGGGAAGATGTTGGTTCAGCTGATTTAAGATTAACTCTTACAAGTTCAGCAGCTACAAGTTCTGGTGAAGTTAGATTTACTATTTTGTACTCACAAAATAATAATCTTGCGTAATAAATAACTAAGTGCTCCTTCGGGAGCACTTTTAAAAATAGGAATAAATATGAGCACATATCCAGTAGATATAAAAGCCAAAAGAATAACAAGCACTGCAGCAAACCAAGAAGTTTTTGGTGGACCAGGTAGATTTTTAGGATTTTCTGCAAACTGTACAGCAGGAGCAGGAACAATTACTTTAGAAGATGATGGTTCAGCTTTAGCAGTATTCGGAACTCCAAATGGAGGTTCATCACCTTTTGTATACAATGCTACTTTTCCAGGAACAGGAATTAAAGCGGATACTAAACTTACAGTATCATTAGGAACTATTGCTGACGTAACTTTTTATTTTGGTTAGGAGTTTTAAGTGGCTACAATTACTTACACAGTCACTGTAGCAAGTGGCACAAACCAATATGGAACCGGTAATAAATTTTACATTAACGGTGAGGTAAGTCCTGTCTTGTATTTACAAGAGGGCAACACATATATTTTTGATCAATCAGATACTTCAAACGCAACAGGTGGATCACAAGTTTTATCTTTTTCTACAAATCCTAATAACTCACCAGCAGGAGCGTACACAACAGGTGTAACAGTAACTGCAGGATCGGGAGGTGGAGCAGGATCAGCTGGTGCCAAAACTACAATTGTTGTAGCACCTGTTAGAACTACAGGCGCACCTTTATTATTTTATTATTCTACAGTGACTACAGGAATGGGTAATACTGCTCAAACTATTTCACCCACTTCTGAAGAAACACAATTTAATCCACAAATAGATGAAATTATAGAAGAAGCTTATGAAAGAACAGGAGTATTAGGAACAAGAACAGGATACCAATTAAGATCAGCAAGAAGATCATTAAATATATTATTTCAAGAATGGGGAAATAGAGGTGTTCATTTATGGAAAATTAAACTTGCAAAAGTTCCATTAGTAGAGGGACAAGCAGAATATAATTATGCATCTGATTCTACAAATTTTCCACAAGATATTGATTCAGTATTAGAAGCATATTACAGAAATAATTCTGATACAAGTGCACCTCAAGATATTGCACTTACAAAAATAGATAGATCTGCTTATTCTGCTACACCAAACAAATTAGCTAAAGGCACACCTTCACAATATTATGTACAAAGACAATTAAATCCAAGTATATTTTTATATACTACACCAAGTTCAAGTGTATCTGATTCTACTACACCAAGTAATTTTCAATTTTGTTTTTATTATTTAGCAAAAATACAAGACGTAGGTGCTTATAATAATACATCGGATGTAGTTAATAGATTTTACCCATGTATGATTTCAGGACTTGCATATTATTTAAGTCAAAAAGTTTCCCCAGAAAGATCTGGAGAACTTGAAAGAAGATATGAAAGTGAAATGTTAAGAGCTCTTGATGCAGACAATCAAGGCACATCTAGTTTCATATCACCACAAACATTTTATGGAGATGGAGTATAATGGGTAAATATGCATCAGGTAAAAGATCGTTAGCAATTTCTGATAGATCAGGAATGGCATTTCCATATACAGAAATGGTTAGAGAATGGAATGGATCTTTAGTTCACACTTCAGAGTATGAACCAAAACAACCACAACTTGAACCAAAACCTGTAGGAAATGATCCACAAGCTTTATTTAATCCAAGACCACAACCTGCATCTAAAACAAGTTTAATACGTTTAGACAATAATCCTTTTACAACTGTTATTTCTGGCGGAACAACTTATGTAAATGTTTTTTCTGAAGATCACCAAAGAGCAGCAGGTGATGTTGTAAGATTTAGAGGTGCACCACAAGTAACAAGTGCTGGACCTGGTGGTTCTGATCCAGCTGATTTAAGAAATTTACAATCTTTTGCAACAATACCTACGTTTGATAATGTAAGTGATTTAAATAATGCAAATGGTTTTACAATTGCGTTAGGACAAATAGATTCTGCAGGAAATGTTACAGGAGCTACAACAACAGATTCTTTAACAAATCCTATAAATTATTTTTATATAACAAGCACTAGTAATGCCACAACAGGTGGTGTAGAAGGTGGTGGAGATAATTGTTCAGCAGGACCAGTAACACTTGAGGTAGTAAACGGATAATGGCATACACTTTAGCAAATTTAGAAGACGATATTAAAAGTTATACAGAAGTTAGTTCAACTGTTTTAAGTAGTTCTGTCTTAGATACTATAATTAAAAATTCAGAAAATAAAATTTACAGAGAAGTAGATTCTGATCAAGATAGATTTTATGCAACTTCTAATGCCATTGTAGGAAATAGGTATGTAACTATTCCAGCAGATTTAAGATTTATTAGATATGTGCAATTTAAAGACCAAGCAGGAAATCAATTTTATTTAGAGCAAAGAGACACTAGTTTTATGGCAGAATACTATTCTGATCCGAGTAGTCAATCTGTGGATATTCCAAAATACTATGCAAATTGGGATGATGAGTATTGGGTTGTAGCTCCAACTCCTGATAAAACCTACGAAATTACATTAGCTTATAATAAAGAACCAGTTAGTATTACTGACACAACTAATCCTACAGCTGCTCCTGCAGCTACAAATGGAACTTATTTATCAAATAAATATCAAGATTTACTTTTATACGCTTGTCTGGTAAATACATATGGATACTTGAAAGGTCCTCAAGATATGTTACAATACTACCAAGGAGCTTATGAAAAAGCTTTAATGTCTTATGCTATTGAACAACAAGGTAGAAGACGCAGAGATGAATACGGTGATGGTGTAATTCGTACTGTTTTAGAATCGAGGAATCCATCAAGCAATAAATAAGGAGAAAAAATATGGCTAACATTATACCCTTTTCTTTTAGAGGTGCACTCTTTCAAGGTCAACATGACTTTGCTAACTCTGGAGGAAACGTTTTTAAATTATCTTTATATGTTGGATCAGGATCATTTCCATACACAACAGCAAGCACTGTATACTCAGCTACAGATGAAGTAAGTTCAGGTGGAAGTTCTAACTATGCAATTAAAACTTTAACCAACAATGGAGTTGCTTCAGGTACAGCAGTTGCTTCAGTTGATTTTGCAAATGTTACTTGGTCTAGTGCAACGTTTACAGCAGCGTATGCAGCAATATATAATAGTGATACTGTTGATTCAGTAGCAAATAGGTTAGTAGTAGTTTTAGATTTTGGCGGAGCTAAGACAGCAACGAATGGTGATTTTACTATTACGTTTCCTGATCCAACTACTCCAGCTAATGCTATTATTAGTATGTCTTAAGGAAAAAAATTATGGCTTTGGTTTTAAATGACAGAGTTAAAGAAACTAGCACAACAGCTGGTACAGGTACATTAAACCTTGCTGGTGCAGTAAGTGGTTTTGTAACTTTTGTTGCAGGAATTGGTAATAGTAATACGACTTACTATTGTATATCTGAACAAGGATCAAGTTTATTTGAAGTAGGTCTTGGAACAGTTACTGATGCAGCTACAGATACTCTTTCTAGAGATACAGTTATTACTAACTCTTCTGGTAATACTTCTAAAATAAATTTTAATTCAGGTGGTTCAAGCACCTTAGATGTATTTTGTACTTTACCTGCGAGTAAAACCATTGATATGACATTAACAACAGCCGGAGATATATTATATGCATCTGGAAATAATACTCCAGCAAGATTAGGGAAAGGATCGGCACTTCAAGTATTACAAATGAATTCAGGGGCGACAGCTCCAGAATGGGCGACAGCTTCAACAGGAGCAACTAACGGTTTTGTGATTGCAATGTCAATCGCACTCTAGTATAAGGAAATTATGGCACAGAATTTTAAAAATTACATTACAAGATTAACAGGAACAGCAGCAGTAGACGCTTTAGGTGGTGCTACTAATAGTATTGACTGTTTAATTAGTGTAAGAATGGCAAACGTTTTAACATCAACAATAACAGTAGAAGCTTATATCGAAAGAGGCGGTGATAATTACTACCTAATTAAAAATGCGCCAATCGTAAGTGGCGGATCATTAGAATTAATCGATGGGGGCAGTAAGATTGTTCTTGCTTCTGGAGATCAACTGTATGTCAAATCAGATACAGC